CCCAGTTGTTCAACCCACCCCGTCTAACGGGACGGTAAATGACATCATGCAAATGGCGGTAGGTAATCTTGATCCCGACATGCAATATGATGGAAATGGAGATGGGCGTATAACAAGCAGAGACGCTTTAATCTTTCAACAATCTGGACTTGCGGAAGTACCCCCTCCGGTTGCACAAGTAGAACCTGTTGCGCCACCGGTTGTGAAACCAGAAGCGGTTGTTCCACCACCTGTAACACCTACGGTTGATCCGTCTTTGTACAGTGATCCTGAATTAGGTAGAGGTGTTGAACCCGGTTTTGGCGGTACACGTGGTGTATCGCCCATGAGTCCCAGAGAACAAATGGGTTCTAACTATGTTGAACCTAGGGATGGGCCCGGTCAGGTTCCGCCCGGTCAAACGGTCGATATAAGCGAGCCTACAGGCATTGAAACAATGGCCGAGACGGTTGGACAAGGTGATTATCTTGGAAATACCGCAGATACCACAAATGCTATACAGTTGCCTGACGGCAGCACTTTTGATCTTGGCAGTTTAGATTTAAGTGGCATAGGCCAAGACCTTGGCGGTTTTGAATTAGGCAACGTTAACCTCGGCGGCGTAGACCCCTCTTTATATAGCGATCCAGATTTAGGGGGAGGTACTCGTGGAGAACCTTTACCGGATACAAGGGGCGGGGAACCGGCGTTTGATCCATTTGCGGGCGTTACTAGCGGGCTTGGTCCCGGTGGTTATGGCCCAGAAGGTGGTGGCTTCTCACCGGAAACCGAACCGGCATTTAATCCCCCACAAGGCGCTGTAGATGAAGTGGGCGGCGCTAACTTTACCCCAGAGTTTGCGGCTGACCCCGGTTTAGATTTCAGCAATCTTGATCTGTCCGGATTAAACCTTAACCTTGGAGATGGGTTTGATGCCAACGGGTTTGAACCAGACTTTACCTTCGGTGGACCACAAGGCGGTCCCGGAATGGGCAACGGTCCCGGTAACAACATGGGTAATCAAGGAAACCAAGGTGGTGACCCTTATAACCCTACCGTAAATGATACGGACAACCCCTATCCCTTCATTCCAGATGGGGTCAATATTGATGGCATGACGCCAGAAACGTTAGCAGGTCTTAACAATTTCTACGAAATGTACCCTAATGGTTTCGATTATAGTGGTATAGATTTAACCGGTATTGGTGGCAGCTTCCCCGGTGGCTTTATGGGCGGTTCCACCGGAGGCACTGGAACAGACGATGGTAGCTATACCGTTGATCCAGTAGACCCTGTTGGCGACTTAGGTGTAGGTGATGATACCGGTGACGCTAGTGACCCTATTGATGTTACTACTCCGTATGTTGTACCGGATGTTCGTTCAGCTAGTTCGTTTGGTTTGACAGGCGCAACGCAGACAATGCCCGTATCAGCTAATCCATTTAGACGACCCGAATCACAACAAGGACTGGGTTCGTTAGCCGGGGGTGGTTAAAAATGTTACAACAATTAATAGGGCCTGTTACAGGCCTACTCGATAAATTCATTGAGGATAAAGATCAGAAAGCAAAGCTGGCCCATGAGATTGGGACCATGGCAGAAAAACATGGGCAAGAGATTGCCCTTGCGCAGATTGCGCTAAATACCGCCGACGCTAAAGGGAACTTTTTCCAATCATCTTGGAGACCCTTATGCGGACATGTTTGTGTTCTTGGTTTAGCCGTAAATTTTTTAATCTCGCCAATCGCCGCAGGTTTTGGCATAACAGTCCCACAAGCAGACATGTCGGTAATGATGCCGGTGTTGATGGGAATGTTGGGTCTAGGCGGACTCAGGTCATTCGAAAAGACGAAAGGCGTAGCAAAATGAGTTTTAAGTTATCACAACGCAGTCTAGGTAAACTGGACGGTGTTCACCCTAAATTACAAGAAGTGGTTAAGTTGGCTATTGGCTACACAAACGTAGACTTTGGTGTAACTTACGGGGTACGTGACCCAGAGGAGCAAGCTCGACTTGTAGCTTCTGGTCGATCACAAACAATGAAATCAAAACACTTGGTCCAAGAGGACGGGTTTTGTCACGCAGTAGACGTGGTTGCCTATGATGGATCAGACGTGGTTTGGGAAATAAATGTTTACGATGACATTTGTGATGCTTTTAGAAAAGCAGCAATAGAGGTGGGTATCTCAATAAAGTGGGGTGCCGCGTGGTCCGAAGGTGACATTCGTAGTTATGAAGGCACGGCAGAAGAAGCCATGAACGCCTATATTGACTTGCGTAGAAGCCAAGGACGTAGGCCTTTTATAGACGGGCCTCACTTCGAGATAATCGCATAAAGTAACAGTTTGTCCTAGCACATCCTATACATACTGTGCTACGATAATATCAGACATTGTTTGATATTATGCGAGGGGTAAATGGAAGACATTTATTTGGCCGAGGCGGTTTTTAGAATCTTGAGAGAAAGACGCCAAGGTATAGTAGACTTAATGATATATGGTAATGTTAAGTCTATGGAGCAATATCGTGAGCTTATGGGCAATCTGGAATGTCTAAATCACGTGGAACAGGAACTCAAGAGCCTGCTAGATAAACAGGAGCGATCTAATGACTAAATCTAAAATAGATTTGTCTGCCGCACCCAATGCTGCTTTTCAAATAGAAAGCGAATCGGGTCCGTCAGAACCAATCAAACCAGCGCCAGAAAAGAAGGGCACGACCCCTAATTTAGCTGACGCATATACTGAAAAGCCTCGTCTCAATCCTGAGATGATTGGTAAAACACTTCTGGATAGAATGCCGAGCCCTACCGGGTGGCGCATCTTAATTCTTCCGTATCAAGGCAAAGGCAAAACCGCAGGCGGTATTTTCTTGCCAACTGATACTGTAGAGAAAAACCAAGTATCAACGCAAGTTGGTTACGTCTTAAAAGTAGGTCCTTTGGCTTACAAAGATAAAGACAAGTTTCCTACGGGTGCGTGGTGCGAAGAAAAGCAATGGGTAATGTTTGCCCGTTACGCTGGTTCTAGGTTTCAAATAGACGGTGGGGAGGTTCGTATTCTTAACGATGACGAAATCTTATCTACCATTCTTGATCCTGAAGATATTCACCAATTAACGTAAGGAGAGATAATTATGGCTGATGCCGAAAAAGAACAAGTCGAACTAGACTTGGGGGATTCACAAGAAACTGAAGTAGAAGTTTCTGAAGACCTTTCAAACGATAACGGGCGCTCGTCGAGTGATGACGATCAGTTCCAAAAAGCTGAAACCTCTACACAAAAGAGGATTGATAGGCTTACTAAAAAGATGCGAGAAGCCGAGAGACGTGAGCAAGAAGCTATACGTTACGCTCAAGGTGTACAGAACGAATCGCAACAAATTAAACAACGGATGCAAACTTTGGACACTAATTACGTGTCTGAATATTCCAATCGTGTGTCTACGCAAATGCAGCAAGCCGAATCGGCTTTAGCGAGAGCGATAGAGATTGGTGATAGTCAAGCAACCGTAGAAGCACAACGAGCTTTGACTGGTTTGGCCATTCAAGCTGATCGTGCAGCGCAAGCAAAAGCACAATCTGCGAGGGCTCAACAACAAGCTCAAGCCGCAGCACAGCAGCAGGTTCGTCAACCTATGCCTGCTCAACAGCCTAAAAGACCTGACCCTAAAGCAGAGCAATGGGCCTTAAAAAATAGCTGGTTCGGCTCTGACGAAGCAATGACTTATGCTGCCTTTGGTATCCACAAAAAACTGGTGGAAGAAGAAGGATTTGACCCCCAGAGCGATGACTACTATACTGAGTTAGACAACCGTATTAGTTCTAAGTTTAATACGGGTGCTACGGCTTCTAACAGACGACCCGCTCAGACGGTTGTAGGAGCCTCAAGAAATTCATCTGGGCGCAGTGGGAAAAAGGTTAGACTCACCCCTAGCCAAGTCGCGATAGCGAAGAAACTGGGTGTGCCGCTTGAAGAATATGCGAAATACGTGAAGGAGTAAAAGAGATGACTGACCAAAATAATGAAATGGGTACTACCATCAAACGTACTGCTCGCGCAAACGAAACTCGGGAGAAGAAGGCGCTTCGTAAGCCTTGGGCTCCACCGTCAATGTTAGATGCACCACCTGCCCCTGATGGCTTTAAGCATCGTTGGATTCGCGCCGAAACGCGAGGATTTGATGATACAAAGAACATCAGTGCGAAAATGCGTGAAGGTTGGGAATTGGTCCGTAAGGACGAGTACCCTGACTTTGAATCGCCCGTTGTCGAATCAGGTAAATATCAAGGTGTCTTTGGAGTAGGCGGACTGCTTCTTGCCAGAATACCGTTAGAAACTGTAGCCGAGAGGACTGATTACTTTAATAAACGTAGTCAGGACCAAATGGAAGCGGTAGATCACGATATGATGCGCGAGAATGCACACTCAACTATGAAGATCAGCAATGCTGATCGTCAATCTCGTGTAACCTTCGGTGGTCCAAAAAGATAATGGACTGCCCTTATTAGGAGAAACTAAAAATGGCAAATCAAAATACTGCCTATGGTCTTCGTCCTATCGGGCTTACTGGCTCTGCGGCTAATTCTACTGGGGTAACTCAGTACGAAATCGCATCCAATAACACTAACGCTATTTTTCAATATGCTATCTGCGTCCCTCTGGCCGCAGGAACTATTGACCAAGCAGGTGCTACCAATGGTGGTACTACGCAAGCGTTAGGTGTCCTGATGGGGGTGGAGTACGTCGATTCGGTTTCAAAGAAACCGGTTTTTATTAACTACTGGCCCGGATCGGGTGCAGTAAGCGTTGACACAAATCATCCTGTGAAAGCGTTTGTTGCAGACAATCCAAACCAACTGTTCCAAGTAGCGTCTGACGCTTCTTTGACAGACAAAGCAACTGCTCAAGCCGCCGTCTTCGCGAATGCGTCTTTGGGTACTTCTGCAAGAACGGGATCTACCGACAACGGTAATTCCACATCCGCCTTGGGTGTTTCAACAATCAATACTACTGCGACGCTTCCACTTCGTATAGTTGGTATTATGGATGACGCAGGTAACAGTGATTACACTGCTGCCGGTATTCCTTTAATTGTGAGACTAAACGCTCATTTCAATTCACCAAGTAGCCGTTTTGATTCGCAGACTACTGCGTCTACAACGGGCATTTAAGGAGGGCTAAACAATGGCTATTTCTAGAGCCCAACTAGCGAAAGAGCTAGAACCCGGTCTAAATGCACTATTTGGATTGGAATATAACCGTTACGAGAACGAGCATGGCGAAATCTTTGAGGAAGAGTCTTCGGACAGAGCCTTTGAAGAGGAAGTAATGCTTGGTGGTTTCTCAACTGCACCAGTTAAAGGTGAAGGCACTGCCATCAACTTTGACGATGCACAAGAGACATATACCGCTCGTTACACTCACGAAACCATCGCTTTAGCGTTCTCAATCACTGAGGAAGCTATTGAAGATAACTTGTATGACCGACTAGCGTCGCGTTACACCAAGGCATTGGCTCGTTCAATGGCTCAAACCAAGCAGATCAAAGCTGCCGCTATCCTGAACAATGCGTTCACGGCGGGTGCTTCTGCAATTGGTGATGGTGCAGCACTATGTTCTACGGCTCACCCAAGTTTATCTGGTAACCAGAGCAACCTTCTCGCCACAGCGGCTGACCTCAACGAAACTTCGCTTGAGCAAATGCTGATTGAGATTGCTGGTATGACCGATGAGCGTGGTTTGAAAATCGCGGTACGTGGTATGAAGCTTGTAATTCCAAAAGAGCTTCAGTTCATCGCAGAAAGAGTTCTGAACTCTAACTTGCGTTCGGGCACTGCTGACAACGACAACAATGCAATGAAGAACATGGGTATGATTCCTGACGGAGCCGTGGTTAACCACTTCCTGACTGACTCAGACGCATACTTCATCAAAACTGACGCGCCTAACGGCTTCAAGTTCTTCAACCGTTCGCCTATTAAAACGGCAATGGAAGGTGACTTCGATACCGGTAATATGCGTTTTAAAGCGCGTGAGCGTTACAGTTTTGGCGTATCTGATTGGCGTTCTGTTTTCGGTACACCCGGAGCGTAAACTGTGCTATAAAGGAGTTGTCGATTTCATATTGACTTCTCCCTGTAGACTCGGAAGGGGTAACGCAAGTTGCCCCTTTCTTTTTGTGTAGTCTTATTGTATCCTGACAGTATCCCTGACAGCCGCATGGTGCGTCTGACATAACCCACGACAGGAGATACATATGGGTACTACAACTTTTTCCGGACCAATTAAAGCCGGAACCATCAAAGAAACCACGGGTACGTCCCTTGGTTCAAACATTAAAAACACTGGTCAAGTCGTAATGGCGCAATCGTTTACTACCGGCTCTTTAGCAGGTGGTGCTTCTGCGGCTAACGTTACTAACGTCGTTATTCCAGCAAATTCACAAATCATTGATTGCGTAATTGATTGTCCTACAGCAATGGGCAACGCTACTGCGGTATTGAGTGTTGGTGATACTGTGGGCGGTAACGCTACGTTTGTTAACGCTTTTTCAATCACTGTAGCCTCTGGTGCTGGACGTAAATATCCAACTACCGAAGCTGGTGGTGCATTGGCTTGGGCAGATATTGGAACCGCGGACAAGAGAATCACTTGGACAACTGCTGGTGCAACAAACGCTGGCGAAATTCGAGTAACGGTTCTGTATCAGCAAAACGCTAACCTCGTTTAAAGGGGGTTTGCATGGCTGGTTCTGATGTAAGATCAAAAAGATTAACCGCCACCGGCTCTGCCGGTGTTGGACCTGCGCGTATTCGTCAGGTTCAGGTTAAAACAACTACTGGATCGCCTCGCATCACTTTTACTGACGGTAACGGTGGTACAACCGTGCTAGACATGGACTTGGACGCTTCAGATACACATTCTGTGAACATTCCGGATGAGGGTATTAGAGTAAGCGATATATACATATCTGTGTTTACGGCTTGTACCTCTGTAACGGTGTTTCACAGCTAGAGAGGTAAATCATGGCGTCTGATGTAAAGGCCACCTTTTTGACAGCTTCTGGTTCTGTTTTTGCAGGCCGGACTCGCGTTAAGGCTATTCATTACCAAGCGGGGTCTAGCCCCACTTTGGTATTAAAAAACAACGATGCTAATGGTGCCACTCAGTTAACCTTGGCTTTTGCCGATAACACTGACGATAACGTGTACTTACCCGATGAAGGAATGTTGTTTTCTGACGGGTGTTTCGCTGTTCTAACCAACGTCACCAACGTAACGGTGTTTTTTAACTGAGGGTTAGCATGGCTACTACAAAGAACGTCACTCGAACTCCATCAGGGAGAATTAAGTACCGGGGAGAAACCTTTGCAGGTTACAACAAACCAAAAAGAACGCCCGGTGCAAAGAAAAAGAGTGCCGTTTTGGCTAAAAAGGGCTCTGAGATTAAACTTGTTAGATTCGGGGACCCTAAGATGTCTATTAAAAAAGACCAACCTAAAAACCGTAAAAGTTTCCGCGCACGACATTCCTGTGACACGGCCAAAGATAAATTTAGTGCCAGATACTGGTCTTGTAAAGCGTGGTGATGAGTACATGGAAGTGAAAGAAGTATTAGCTAAACTCGAAAAACATGAGGCTGAGTGCAATCTCAGGTATCAGAGAATAGAAGAGCGTTTAGCTGAACATAAGAGCGCCTTATCGGCATTGGACGTAAAGCTTTGGGCACTGGCGGTCTTGATTATAATCGCACCTTTTGTGCAGAAATTTTTAGGGTGACCGCATGGCGTATTCTAAAAAATCTAAAAAAGCTTCCTCTAAAAGCAAAGGAAGCAAAATATGTCCCAAAGGAAAAGCTTGGGCCGAGCGTACTTTCGACACTTATCCTAGTGCGTATGCCAACATGGCCGCTTCTAAATACTGCAAAGACCCTAACTATGCGAAAAAAAGTAAGGGGAAAAAGAAATAATGGGCAAGTTGAAGGATTGGGTCGATGAAGATTGGGTCAGAATTGACAGCCAAGGTAATATCGCAGGTAAATGCGGTACTTCAAAGAATAAAAAAAATCCTGACAGGTGCTTACCTCGATCTAAAGCTAATAGTCTTAGCAAGTCTGAAAGGGCTTCGACGGCTCGTAAGAAAAAGCGCGAAGGCTCTAAAGGAAAGCAAGTGGTTTCAAACACCAAAGCCGCCAAAGTGGTAAAGAAAGGCGACGGTGGAGTAATTTCTACCAAACCTAAACGACCATTTAATGGAAAATCACAAGCTGGTACAGCCATAGCTAGAGGTTGCGGCAAAGTCATGAACAACCGACGTAAACGAACAAAGGGATCGGTGACACAATCATGAACTTAGCCTTTTACAACCAACCTGTAGAAAAAGCTATTGTAGAAGAAATACTACAATGGTCTACAGAAGCTTTGGAAAAGCCTAGTTCGTTTTACAACGACTTACCCCCGTGTCCGTATGCTCGTAAAGCTTGGATGGACGACAAAGTTGCCATTCTATTTAAGTATGATGACTCTTATCAAACCTTATATTCTTGTATATCCCAGTTCGACGATAATTTTGATTTAGTAATTATTGTAGACCTAGCTAACGATAAAGACCCTGAAGCATTCCACGATTACTTTTACGCACTTAATGAATTTATTGCGGCGGGTACGTTTATTGATAAAGACATCTGGTTGATGGGGTTTCACCCTGACGATGAGATAACCGAAGCTGCCGAAGCTACTGCTATAGAGGCAGTAACTGACACAGAATACAGCATGATATTCGTACAACGATTGTCCAAGCTACAAGAAGCAGCAGACAAGTTGGACAAAAAGGGATATTATGATAGTTATGATGGCGAATACAACGCTTGTGAGATATTTGACAAGCGAGAGCAATTATACAGGAGACTGAAAAATGGCGATGAAACCACGTAAGAAAAAAGCACCGGCTAAAAAAATGAGAGCAGGTGGAATGGTTAAGAAAATGCGCGGCGGCGGCATGGTAAAGAAGATGCGCGGCGGTGGAATGGTTAAGAAGAAGAAATAATGACTGTTTCTAATAGCAAAGATTTTGAACTGGACGTTGCTGAATACGTTGAAGAAGCGTTTGAGCGATGCGGCCTTGAGGTGCGTACTGGTTACGACCTGAAGACGGCAAAGCGTTCGTTAAATCTATTGCTGGCCGACTGGGCTAACCGTGGGTTAAACCAGTGGACCATTAAACAGCGTTCTTTAACTCTTGTGCAAGGCACTGGAGAATACAACCTGAGTGGCGATATTATTGACGTATTGTCTGTAATCATTCGCAGAGACGGCACAGATTATGCTTTAGAGCGTTTAAGCCGGGATGAATATCTGACAATTCCGACGAAAACGACACAAAGTAGGCCTAATCAGTTCTTCTTAGACCGTCAGATCACTCCAAACCTCAAAATTTGGCCTGTTCCACAGAACAGTACGGACGTTATTTATTACGATGCACTTACTCGTATGGACGATGCGGACGTTTACACCAACACAATGGACCTACCTTTCAGGTTTTACCCGTGTTTGGCAGCAGGACTGGCTTATTACATTGCGTTGAAGCGGGCTCCGAATAGGGTTCAAATGCTCAAAGCTATGTATGAAGAAGAATTTGATAGGGCCGCAACCGAGGATCGTGATAGGTCTTCATTTAACGTTGTCCCTAGATATGAATACTATAGGACGGGCTGATGGCAAAGTACGCATCGGGTAAAAACGCATACGCTATTTCAGACCGCTCTGGTTTCAGATACCCCTACAAGGTAATGAAAAAAGAGTGGAACGGATTGCTTGTGGGTCCAGATGAGTACGAACCAAAGCAGCCACAACTGGGTCCTTTTAGAACTGTATCTGATCCGCAGGCCTTACAAGGCGCTAGACCAGACTCTCCTAACCCTACCAGTGCTTTTCTTATTGTTACTACAAATGGGATTGTTTACTTAGGTAATGGTAACTGGAGTACAGCGGGAACAGCAGAAATGCCTTCGGAACTTGATATAACTGACGCTTTACAAGGTGCCGTGGGCACCGTATCGGTGGTGACACCATGAGTTTTACATACGATCAGTTAAAAACAGCGATACAAGACTACGCAGAGAACGATGAAACGTCTTTTGTAAACAATTTGCCTGTGTTCATACGTCAGGCGGAGGAAAGAATACTCAAAAACGTGCAGTTGAGCCTGTTTCGCAAGAACGTCAGCGGCAATATGACGCAGGCAAACCAGTATTTGGCTTGTCCTAGTGACTTTTTAGCCCCGTTTTCGCTTTCTTTTGTAGATGCTAACAGCGACAAGACGTTTTTAGAGTTTAAGGACACTGATTTTGTACAATCCTTTAACCCAAACCCCGCAACGACGGGTAATCCGCGGTTTTACGCGGTATTTGACGTTGATAATTTTATTATCGGTCCTACTCCCGATGCAGCAAGGGCTGTGGAGTTACATTACTTCTATAGACCGGCTAGTTTAACGGCTGGAGCAGGTTCAGGGACCACGTGGCTTAGTGAAAACGCACAAATGGCCATGCTTTATGGCAGCTTAATTGAAGCATATATCTATATGAAGGGTGAACAGGATATAATGGCTGCGTATGAAAAAAGATTTACAGAAGCGATGACCGGCATGAAAATGTTGGGTGAAAACAAAGAAGTAACCGATGATTATCGCACTGGTATGTTAGTGAGGCCGAAACAATGAGCTTCCCAGCATTAGAACTAGATATGAACCCTGACTTCAAGGTGGAAGTACACACCACTCAGAACCGGGGATTCACACCAGAGGAAATTGCAGAGAGATGCGCTAATAAAATAATATCTATTAGTGATTCTGCAAACCCTGCAATACAGGCACAAGCACACGCCTTTCGTCAACACATTGTAAAAGTTTTAGAATTTTACATGCGCGAAGCGATAAAAAGTGATAGAACAACCGTGTACAACGCAATTATTGATTCTGGTAATCAAGAACTTGCGGAACTAATTAGGAGACTGTAACCATGGCTTTCAGCGGAAACTTCATGTGTACATCGTTCAAGAAAGAGCTATTGTACGGTGTCCACGACTTTGATCTCTCTTCGGGAGATGCTTTTAAAATTGCTCTTTACACCAACAGCGCCTCTTTCGATGCTACGACTACTGCGTACACTACCAGTAACGAAGTAAGTGGAACAGGTTACACTGCTGGTGGCGGAGCTTTGACTAACGTCGATCCTACTTCATCCGGAACTACGGCACTAACGGACTTTCAAGACGAAACGTTCTCAAATGCAACAATTACGGCACGTGGGGCATTAATATATAATACTACTCCCAATACTACGTCACTTTCGGTAACCAACCCGAGTGTTGTAGTTTTGGATTTCGGCGCGGACAAAACATCCACCGCAGGTGATTTTACGATTGTTTTTCCAACTGCTGATGCAAGTAACGCGATTATACGGATAGCGTAATGGCTGACGTAATCGTCCCAATAGGCGGCTGGGGCCGTTCAGGTTGGGGCGCAGGCCCGTGGTCCCAGAGTGGGCTACCACAAGCTGCGGGTTCTGTAGGTTCAGTAACGGTCGTGGCGGAAGCCAACGTTCCGGTTACAGGACTACAAGCAACAGGTAGTGTTGGCAGCGTAACAATAAACGCAGCAGCCAACGTGTCTGTAACAGGGGTAGCTGGTACTGGCCAAGTGGGCAGTGTCACTACAACGGCAGATGCCAATGTTAACGTTACAGGCGTAGCGGGAACAGGGCAAGTCGGTTCGGTCAGCATAACTGCTGGTGCGAACGTACCCGTCACCGGATTGGCCGGAACTGGAGCAGTAGGCTCCGTATCGGTCACCGCAGATGCAAACGTAAACGTTACGGGTGTGTCGGGAACAGGGGTCGTAGGCTCCGTAAGCGTCGAAGCTGGCGCAATTGTACCCGTCACAGGACTTGAGGCCACAGGGTCCGTTGGTTCAGTAACGATTGTTGCAAAAGCCAATGTTTTCCCAACAGGTCTTCAAGCTACTGGTCAGGTAGGCGACGCCACTGTAGATGGCGAAGCCAATGTACCGGTAACAGGCTTGTCTGCGACAGGCACCACTGGATCAGTTTCAGTAAGAACGGGTCAGACAATTAACGTTGGTGGTGTGAGTGGAACAGGTCAAGTCGGAAGTGTCACAGTAGAAAGTGATGCTGTAATAAATGTAATAGGAGTCAGCGCAACAGGTGGTGTCGGAAACGTACTGGTATACTCTAACATTGTCCCGGATCAAAATCCGGGTTATAGTGAGATAGATGTTAACCAGTCGCCGTCATGGTCGGAGGAAGAACCAACCCAGAGCGCAAATTGGACGCAAATAGCAGCGTGAGGATAAAATAGATGCCAAGTACCTATACAGTTAACCTCGGTATTGAAAAACCGGCCACTGGTGAGCAGTCGGGTACATGGGGTGATACTACAAACGTCAATTTCGATATTCTGGATCAAGCGATCAATGGCGCAGAGCGAGTTACGCTCACTAGCGCGGGTTCATCCGGATCACCAAATGCTTTAAATATCACTAACGGTGCGACCTCTGATGGGCGCAACAAGTGGATTGAATTTTACAGTTCAGGCGATCTTGGGGGTTCTGTATACGTTCAGTTAGTCCCAAATGACGCTGAAAAAATAGTTTTTGTAAGAAATAGTTTGGCAAGTAGCCGGTCTATTTTACTTTTCCAAGGCACATATAACTCTGGTCGGGACTTAGAAATACCGGCGGGCGTAGACATGGTAGTTAAGTTCGATGGTGGCGGCGCAAGTGCAGCTACTGTTACTGACGTTTTTACCAAGTTACGTGCTACTGAAATTACCACACCTACTTTAACCGCTACTACTGCCGATATTAACGGCGGTACTATTGATAACTCTGTTATTGGTGGTTCTACAGCGGCAGCAGTAACCGGTACAGCGGTTGTTGCTAATACAAGTTTAAACATTGCAGGTGACGGCGCGACTGTTACCGGCATTAAAGACGAAGACAATATGGCGTCTAATAGCGCCACAAAGCTTGCTACTCAGCAATCTATTAAAGCGTATGTTGATTCACAGGTAGGCACGGTCGATACATGGGCCGAGGTTCTAGCTAATGGAGCTACGTCTGGATCAACCAACCCGGAGGTTACTGCGGGTCAGGCACTTAAAACTAATACTATTAACGAAACGTCTGCGGGCAGCGGTGTCACAATTGACAGTGTTTTGCTCAAAGATGACGTAGTTAATGCTACGGATATTGAGACGAGCAGTATTTCTGCAAATGACGGTACGCCATCGGCAACCATTGCTAACACTACCGGTAACTTTACGATCACCAATTTTGTATCGAACTCCGTAGATATTGGTGGCGGTGCTATTGATGGCACTGTAATTGGCGGCGCAAGCACGGCAGCGGGATCGTTTACTACTTTGGATGCTTCAGGTGCTTTTACTGGAACCACGGCTACTTTAACTACCGCTGATAACGCTACGCAGCTAACCCTTGTTTCTACAGATGCAGATGCAAGTCATGGACCTGTTCTGGATTTAAAAAGGGATAGTTCTAGTCCAGCAGATAATGACCCTTTAGGATTAGTAAGGTTTCTTGGAGAAAATGATGCGGATGGAGCGCTCACATACGCAAGAATATACGCAACTATTAGAGACGCTTCTAATGGCACAGAAGATGGAATGCTGTCCTTTAATACCGTAAGCGGTGGTGCGAATAAATCAAGATTAGAACTTGATACTACAGAGTCTGTATTTAACGAAAGTGGTGCAGACATCGACTTTAGGGTGGAAACATCCAATGCTTCCCACGCTTTGTTTTTAGACTCAGCTAATGATCGTATGGGCATTTTTGAAAGTTCTCCTGTCTACACATTTGATGTAGATGCGGAGACACGGTTTCAAAAACAAATAAATTACGGGGGTTACACTTCTGAATACCCTGCCGATGTAGTGACAGTCACTAGAGGAAGTGCTGCAAGCGATACCGCGTGGGTAAAAATAGGAACGCTAGACAATCCCGGTCAAGCTGACATTTTATATAGTTGCGGAACCTCTGCCAGTGAAGAGACTGGAATTATTAGTTTAGTACAGACTTATTCAGGTTCAAACCTCGGATTGACGGTAAAAAGACAGACTTACAACCGACAAGTTACTAAAGTACGTGTTGTGCAGGTCGGTGCAGGCGGAACCGACTATGAAATTTGGGTACAGATTGATAACGGAAGTGACCAGACCAGTGACCCGTATGTCAGAGCAATAGTTAAATTAGCGCAGACACTTTCGATTGCTAATCGTTGGACTTACGCTATGTCGGTGGGAACACCGGGAACTGCTGCAACAGAAGTAGACCTTGACGTCTCCGCAGGGGGGTCTGCTTCTAGCGCTAGAAACCAAACCGCCTATGCTGGTTTTACTAACAACTCTTTGGGCGCAATCTTCAACAATGACGGAGCCGATTCGGATTTTCGGGTGGAATCTGCTAATAACACCCATACGTTATTTGTTGATAGTAGTGCTGACAAAGTTATGGTCGGCACATCAGTTGCACCAAACACGTTTAGCGTTTTAGGTAGCTTTTACAACGCTGGTTTTTATCGAAACTTTACGGGTGCAGGTACTGCCGCTAATTATGTGGGAATAGGCCGAACAGACTCTGCCGGAAATTTAGTTGACGGCGTTCGAATTACTGGTGGCGGCGATGAAAATGCCGAAGCAAGTCATAATGGTTACTTTAACCTTGAGATTAGAAATAGCGGAAACTTTAGAAGCTTGCTGTCGGCTTTTAGTAGCGGAAATGAACTTGTCGTAAATGACGGTGGTCTTGACATGGACTTCCGCGTCGAGTCTGACTCTAACGTAAATATGCTTCTTGTTGATGCAGGCAATAACAGGGTAGGCGTTGGTGTCTCTCCTACAGCTAGGTTTGAAATACAAGATACTAATAATGTTTCTATAAAATTTGGGGATTTAGCATCATACCCTAGTAATGTAGTACCTTGTTTTATAGGTACAGGAACGTCTGCTTTAGCGGGTGTTAATGGTGATTTAATATTAGTGCCCAGAACAAGTGACCAAGGAAAAATAATATTTGCCACTGGTCATAACGGTGCGGCTTCTGAAAATATGCGTGTTTTTGATGGTGGCATTACTATTAACGAGGATGGTGCAGACCGTGACTTCCGCGTTGAATCAAACAACAACGCTAATATGCTGTTTGTTGATGGCGGTAATGATAAGATTGGCGTGGGCACAAATGCCCCGACCGAGATGCTTGAAGTTTTTAGTGAAGCCGCAAGTACAGCTATTGAAGTAAGTGCAGGTAAAGCCTCCACAACAACGGGCGAATCAAAACTTGTTTTAAGATCACTACACGCAGCATCTGGGACATCTTACTCAAGGTCTGAAATTGCATCTCTTGCAGTTGCGGGCGGTGATTCGGATTTAATTTTCCGTACAACGACTGATACTAACGGGCCGCAAGATCGGTTAAAACTAGATGCTGAAGGCAACTTCGACTTTAACCCTAACGAAAACAACAACATCTTTAGAGTAAGAAACGGTAGTTTGAATGATGCGTTGGTTGTTCAAGGCGGCGGTTCGGGTGTAGGCATTGTAGGAATTGGTACAGATGCGGCTTTGTTTTCTTCGGGTGAGGCCCTTGGTGTTAAGTCAGCATCGACCCTTGCTATTGGGGGTGAAAACAACAGCACCAGTGCTGCTACGCTGTATTTAAAAAATCTAGCTTACGACGGCACTTCAACTGAACGAACTTTAGTTTTTTTCCAAGCTAATAGTGGAAATCGTGGGTCTATTACAAGTAATGGGTCAGGGGTTACTTATAATACAAGCTCGGACATAAGACTTAAAACAGATATTCAGCCTATTAAAAACGCCGCTGAAACGCTTCTGTCCATGAATCCCGTGACCCATAAATGGAAAGCCGATCCAGAAGCAGACACAGTTCACGGCTTTATTGCACAGGAAATGCAAAACATCGTTCCTGAAGCTGTCTCAGGTGATCCTGATGGGGAAGAAATGATGTCTATGGATTATGGACGTATTACTCCAATAATCGTAGCTGCCCTGCAAGACGCCACAAACGAAATTAAAGCTCTTAAAGAAAGAGTAAAAGAACTGGAGGCTTCTTAATGAGTAGTCCTAACATGACCCCTGTTGGTCTTTTTCACCAAAGCGATGTCACAGATACGCGGCGTCGAATAATTTCAGGTTATTACGGTGTAACTAACGGCACTGCTACTAACTTTATTATTAACCAAGGCGGCTATGCTCGTATGTTTGTTGAGACGTTTATGCAAGCACAACATGGTTCTAACGGTTTTATGTATAGAATAGATGAGATTTCGCGTTATGGGCATAACCCAATAGCGTCAAATCAATCGTTTAATGGTTCTGTGGCGTACACGTCAAGTATAGGAGGCAACGCTAACCATAACGGTTTGACCATAACACCCTCCTCAAATGCAACATATAACTTCCACATGAACGTTTATTATTTTAATACAGAGACAGGGACGGAGGTTGGTTTTCCCTCGGCTTTGACACTTATAGGCGTGGGGATTTAATCATGGCAGTACATTCTTTAGACGACGGAACGATTATTTACGATACGTCCAATAAAAAAATAACGGGCGAACAAGAACGGTTTGCTTTTTTTGAATTTGTGGAAGCTGAACAACTTAGAATGCTGCGTAATGATCGAAACAAGCGACTGGCAGATTGCGACTGGGTTGTAACCAAACATGTAGAACAAGGACTGCCTGTTCCACAGGATTGGCAAACGTATCGACAAGCGTTGAGAGATGTTACAAACGACCATTCTTCTCAACATGATGTAACATGGCCCACTGAGCCACAACAATAGGAGAAATTTATGTCAATTTCAACAACATGGTCTATAAACCAAATGGTACACACCGTTGCTGACGGTGGTGTTTTTAGCATTTACTGGAGTGCTGTTGGTGCCAACAGTGAAGGTCCTGAAATCGCGTCTGATGGAGGACAACTTTTCGTGGAGTACGATGCGTCTTCCCCTTCGTTTGTACCTTATGCAGACCTAACTCAAGACGAAGTTCTTGGTTGGGTGTGGGAAACTCAAGGCTTCGACAAAGCTGGAATAGAGACAACGCTTACTGAAAAAGTCCAAAAGCAAATTGACGTTAATACGACAACAGCCGATGGGCTTCCTTGGGACGCTTAATTTAACTTAAATAAGGAGACTTATAATGGCGAAAAATGAAAAGAAAACCATTACTGTCAACGATGTGGAACACAACGTTGCCGACCTAACTGAGCAACAAGTTGCGATGGTTAACCATATTACTGATTTAGATAAGAAGCTAGGAAACCTACGCTTCAACATGGATCAGCTAAACGTAGGCCGCGAGGCTTTTGTCAATATGCTCGCAGCGTCTCTTGCTGAAGCGGAGAGTGCTGAAGAAGCTGAAGTAGTGAACGGATGATATGCCCTTACAAAAGTTACAGTTCAGGCCCGGAGTAAACAGAGAAACCACTTCGTATAGTAACGAGGGCGGTTGGTTTGACTGTGACAAAGTAAGGTTCCGTTTCGGCACCCCAGAGAAGATAGGCGGCTGGGAAAAATATTCAGGAAAGAGCTTTCTAGGCACTTGCCGGGCATTGAAACCATTCGTTGCACTAGATGGCGCAAGCTATTTGGGTGTCGGAACGCATCTAAAATACTACATTAACGAAGGTGGTGGTTATAACGACATCACTCCTATTCGTGCGACGACTGCTGCGGGTGACGTAACGTTTTCCGCGGTCAACGGCTCATCTACTTTAACAGTAACTGACGTAAACCACGGTGCTAAAGAAAACGATTTTGTTACCTTTAGTGGCGCGGTAACACTTGGCGGTAACGTAACAGCCGCCGTTCTTAACCAAGAATATCAAATATCTAGGATAGTAAACTCTAGTTCTTACGAAGTTTTGGCCAGAGAAGTTGCTTCACTCAACGACATTACCGTAAACGGTGTTTATAGCCCTACACTTGTTGTAGCTAATGGTTCCGATACGGGTAATGGTGGTAGTTCTGTTGTAGGCGCTTACCAAATTCAATCCGGTTTGGACACGACTGTCGCCGGAACGGGTTGGGGCGCAGGTACTTGGTCCCGTGGATCATGGGGTTCAGGCGCTAATCTGACCGCTGTAGGCGACATTTTGCGTATTTGGAGCCACGACAACTTTGGTGAAGACCTTATTATCAACGTCCGTAACGGTGGTATTTACTACTGGGACAAATCTACCAGTTCAGCACCTTTTGCACCGGCAGTAGAAATATCTCAACTTGCTGGCGCAGACCCTACAACACCGACTATCGCAAAACAGGTCATGATTTCGGATCGTGACAGGCACGTTATTGTGTTTGGTTGTGATGCTCAAGACGATATTGGGGTACAAGACCCCTTACTTATTCGCTTTTCTGACCAAGAAAACCCTTTGGTATGGTCCGCACAAGCAACTAATACGGCTGGTGATCTACGGATCGGTACGGGCTCTGAGATAATCACGGCCCTCGAAACACGGCAACAAATACTGGTGTTTACCGATAAATCGCTACACGCCATGCAGTATTTGGGACCACCTTTCACGTTCGGTATCTCTATGATTTCCGAAAACATTACTATCGCTAGTCCTTTGTCCGCTATTGCGGTAGATGACATGGTGATGTGGATGGGTGAAGAAGAGTTCTATATCTACACTGGTCAGGTGCAAAAGCTACCATGCTCTGTCCGCGCCTACGTTTTTAACGATTTTAACCAAGACCAAGCTGAGAAAGTTACCGCAGCCGTAAACTCCTCTTTTTCTGAAATATGGTGGTATTACCCGTCTGCTACAGTAACAAACGGGATAATGAACCAAGATATTGATAGATATGTTGTCTACAACTATCAGGAACAGGTCTGGTACTACGGAACATTGTCTAGAACGGCGTGGATTGACCGCGGTATTGGTCAATACCCTATTGCAGCAAGCTCTGACGGCTACCTTTACTACCATGAATTTGGTCAAGATGACGGCAGCGTAAACCCACCAGCCGCTATTAGCTCCTACATTGAGAGTAGTGAAATGTCGATTGGTGCTGGAGACAACTTCGTGTTGTTGAGCAAGCTAATACCTGACGTGACGTTTGACGGTTCTAGTTCGCCGTCTCCAAACGTAGACTTTACTCTTGAAACCAGACGTTTTCCGGGCGAAGACTATACACAAACAACAAATAGCAATGTAATTCGTACCTCTACCGTGCCTGTAGAGCAGTTTACCAATCAAGTAAGACTGCGTTTGCGGGGTAGATCGTTTGCATTAAAAATAGAATCAGACAATACCGGCGTAGAATGGAGACTAGGTACGCCGCGTGTTGAATTAAGACCGGATGGACGTAGATGAGTAGAGGCTTAGTACAACCCTTATTCCCAAACGCGCCTTCTGACTATAACTCAGAGTATATGTCGGAAGTTGTCCGTGCTTTCTCTGTTTTTCTGCAACAAGTAAACAACCCCGGTCCATGGCAAGCGTCAGCTTTGACTTTGCCAAACTTACAGACCGACAACTATAACCTTCCTCTTGGTGGTATTTTTCAGTACGGCGACGAATTGCGCATAACTGTAGCTAACAAGCCGTACCTGAGAGGATCACAAGCAGCGGGGGCCGTGGGTAACGTCACGGTGACAATAACATGAGTGATGGAACAATAATTAATATGCCTGACGGCAGTCAGTGGAAACCTTCCACTAGCACAGACATGGTACATTGTGCTAACTGTACTAATAAGGTCGATACTCCGGAGGAAATACTGTCCTATCCGAGTGGAAATTGCCCTGAATGTGGTTCTTCATGGACTGGAGGAGAGAACCGAAGTACAATAATACAGGTAACCATGCCTGAAAGCATTACTGGTGGAGCGGGATAATGGCAAAAGAAGCATTAATGGTTGAAGAAACCGAAGAATTAGAAGAACTGGAAGTCCCGACCGGTGGTATTGGCGATTTTGTCATGGAAGATGACGAACTCGAAGAAGTTTACGGAGATGACTCCGAAACAGATGCTAAAGAAGAGTTTGGTGACAACGGTATAGCACAATTTCCTGCGCTTGCAGAGCGCATGGCTAAGTATGGTCGAAACGAAGACAACATGCTGGCCCACGTTGCAGAGGGTGAATTAGTCATTCCAGCACAATTCCTCGAAGACGAGGTAATGAAGCAACGTATCTACGATATTCTTACAGAAGCCGGGGTTGAAGACCCTGAAGCTTATGTTGTTGGCGCAGAAGCTAACGATCTTAACCCTACTACAGGCCTACCTGAGTTCTTTTTGAAGAAGTTATTCAAAGGAATTGGTAAAGCTATTAAGAAAGTGGTTAAGGCGGTTGTTAAAGTCGTCAAGAAAGTCGCTCCTATTATCCTACCTATTGCATTGGCGTTCACGCCTCTCGGACCAATTTATGGTGCCGCGATGGGTTCAGGTATTGGAACACTTCTAAACGGTGGAAGCATCAAAGATGCCCTCAAGTCTGCACTTATATCGGGTGCGGTAGGTGGTGTTACTGCCGGATTCACCGGATCAGGTTCCTTTACTCAAAACATATCTGATGCTGCTTCAGGGTTTGGCGCTCGTGTAAGTCAAACAGTTTCTGGTGCAGGCTCTACCTTTACCGGTGGCGGATTTACTGGAGAAGGCAACTTGTTTAGTGATTATGTGCCTACACCGGGTGCAGAAGTTGCTTCCGCCGCGGAATCTGCGACGTCACTCACTACGCAACCAATTCAACAAGGCGATACTTTGAGTCAAATTGCGCAAGCAAATAATACTTCTGTTGACGCTTTGATGGCGGCTAACCCGCAAATTACTGATCCAAACATGATTATTGCAGGCGAAAGCCTCAATATTCCGCCTGTAAGTGCCGGTGGTACATCACTTTCTGAAAGTGTAGTGAAAAACGTCGGAGAAGATGTAGCCGAAGCAGCGGCAGGAGAAACCGCAGAGCGTAGTTTCTTAGAGAAAACAGGCGATTACATGTTCCGTGGTGGTCAATCACCCGAGGCTATAGCGAGCGCTAAAGAAATTGCTGGGCAAGAATATATTGCGGACATGGCGGCTAAAGGTCTTAATGCGTCTGAAGCGGGTCTTAATGCCGCTAAAGCAGCCGCGGGACCCGGTATGCTAACTAGGTTTGGTCCTACCGCACTCGCGGGAACAACATTAGCGGCAGGGGCGGGTTTCTTTGATGTTCCAGAGATAGAGCAAGCTAACTTTATAGACTACAATCCTGACGGTACACCTACTACAGGTAGAGACCTGATCGACGCTGATCCCGGTAAGTACCTTGTACATAACTTAGGTCAGTTGCAGTTAAATCCAGAAACAGGTGAGTACGAGGCTGTTGGTAATCAAACTGCTTTTGAAGAAGAAGACTTAGTAGGTTATGCCCCACCTGAACAAGTAGCGGTGTTGCCCCCACAAAACCAACAAAACTACTTAACAGCTAGTACCCCCGGCGGACCATTTGCACGTCCCTACGTGACAGCCGCAGAGGGTGGACCGATCTTCCCGCGTCGCACAGGCGGCATTGCACCCACTGAAGGTACTCCGGGTGAAGATAGCGTTCGAGCCATGTTAATGCCCGGTGAGTTTGTAATGACTACCGATGCAGTACGTGGTTTAGGAAACGGAAATCTTAACAACGGAATCCAGAATATGTATTCAGTAATGCGTAATCTTGAGAGCCGTGGGAGGGCTACGGCGTAATGGCTGAACAATCCACACAGATAGTCCGCGAAGCACCGGAAATCGAGGCTTATAAACTAGGCCTCTTACAATCTGCAAAAGCACTTGCTGACCAAGGACAAACTATTCCGCCCTATATGGTTGCGGAAATGTCTGGTCTACAGATCAAGGCAACTGAATTAGCAGAAGCGGGTATTGGCGGGTATCAACCTTATTTAGCAGAAGCTGGCTTTACGCTAGGCGACGCACAGACCGCCATGGGCGGTGTAATGACCGACGCTAAACCGTTCCAAACGGAAGCGTCAGCACTCATGACCGCAGGCGCGGGAAATATTCCCGGACAAGTTGAAGCCGCACAAACAGGTATTGCGGGCGCTATTACTGCGGGCGGCACAGCAACGACCGCCGCACAAAATGCTTTAGATGCTGCTGCCTTGGGTGGTAGAACTGCTGCCGGTGGTGGTCAGACTGCTTTAGGTACTGCCGCTGCTAATATTCCCGGCGTAATTTCAGATACCGTTGCAGCTAACACCGCGGCAAATACCGTAGCGGGTCAAGCTGTTGCTGATGCGCGGTATTCTGGTCGGGAAACAGAACAAAAACGTCGTTTAGGGGCTGTTGACGAAGCGTCTAGGAACTTGGCGGCTACCGTAGGACAAGCGGGTTTAACGCAAGCGGGTGCTACACAAACAGGATTAAACGAAGCTGCCGCAGCCGCGCAACAAGCCGCTACTGCGGGTCAAACCGGTCTTAATGCTGCCACTTTAGCCGGACAACAAACGGCTACCACCGGACAAGCCGGTTTAAGTGCCGCGGCGCGAGAAGCTTTAAACGCTAGGGCGCTTGCCCAACAAAGCGGACAGGATTTAGGAACGGTAGCGGCTAACGCAAGACAACAAGCTCTTACTGGACAAACCACTTTAGGTTCTGCTGCCGGAACTGCACAAGGACAAGCTCGTGACGCGGGAGCCGGAGCGCAAGCCTCGGCCCTACAAGCAGGTACAGATTCTGCTGCGGCAATTGCGAACGCACGTCAAGCCGTTACCGGCGCGGGTGCAGGTCTTACTCAGGCAGGCATTGGTGGTTTACAAGCGGCGCAAGAAGCCGGTACTGCCACAAATGCAGCCATTCAAGCTGCAAGAGCCCAAGCTGCTGGTGGACAACAAGCTCTTGGCGCAGCCGGATTAGCCGGTGCAGATGCTGCTGCTCAAGCAGGATTAGGTGCAAGACTAGGTGCCGCGGGAACTGCGGCTGGATTAGGCGGAATAAGTGGACAAGCTAGATCAGACGCACAAGCGGCTGGTGCTGGCGGAATAGGCGCTTATGAAAAAGCTATTGGCGGAATTGACGATGTTGCGACAGCGGCTAGAAATGTTGCAGGCCAAGCTCGAACTGGCGGACAAACAGCAGCGCAACAAGCTGCTCAACAGACTCAAACCGCAATTTCCGGCGCTAGGGGCATCACATCCGATGCTGCACAAGCTTTACAGCAAGCCGGAGCATTAGGAACACAAACAGCACAATCAGGTATTGCTGGTTTAGCGGGTACTACTGGTGCATACGATCCTGCTTCGGCTGGTTCGTTTATGAATCAGTATGAAGATGCAGCCGTTCAGCAAGCTTTAGCGGATATTCAACGTGCAGGTAATATACAAGCCAATCAAGTTGGCGCACAAGCAGTTGGAGCGGGTGCCTTTGGCGGATCACGTCAGGCGGTAGCTGAACAAGAATTACAAAGAAACATACTAGAACAGCAAGGTCGTACTGCTGCGGGTATGCGTCAGCAGGGCTTTGAAAGTGCTTCACAAAGAGCGCAACAAGCCTTTGAATCACAACAAGCTAGGGCTCAACAAGCCGCACAACTTACTGGCGCACTGGGGGCTCAAGGTTCTCAGG